ATACTGGCCCAGCACTGATGCACTGATGCCCAGTTTTCCGTGCGGTCGCCGTTGGCATCGACGGCGATGGTGTTGGCCTCGATGTCGATTAGGTGCCGCAGTGCCCCGGCTCTCATATGAACACTCTCCACGGGGCGATTAGCGCCGACGCGGCCAGCGGTAGCTCGGCCTCATCGACGGCGGCCGCAGTGCCAACGACAACGGCCTCGCGGTGCTCGTAGAAGTGCGACGCGAGCATTCGGATGGCCTGCCGAATCGGCGTCGGCACGCTGGCTTGGTTGGCCCAGCCGCAGGTAAATTCGATCTCGATGGGGTCGGTGTTCCGAAGCGTCTCCGTGGGCCAGTCTCTCTGGTATTCCAGGACGATCTGGCCCGGTGTTCTTGCAGTGGAGACTCCGTAGTTACTGCTGGCAAATGTGTGCTGAACGCCGCTGGAGTCGGTGTACTTGACGTAAGCCACCGACACCAGCGGCGAGTAAGGGATGGTGATGACGCCGGTATCGGGGAAGTAATCCAGATACATACGCCAGGTCTGTTGCGCGAATCGACGATTGCTCACCACCTCCAGATGATTGGTCGCCGCCTGGACGTACGGAGACAACTGCTCGACCGGTTGACCCATGGCGCGGCTATGCGCTTCAAAGTCAGAGTCGGACAGCGCCCAGAACGTCGGCGGCGTCACCAGCTGGAGGCGGTGCTCGATCATTAGTCGATCTCAGTAGCGGTCGCCGAGCCGCCGAACCGCGGGCCGGCAAGAGCGATGGCAATACCTCCCAGCACCGGCGAGTCCACGACCTCAACAGCTTTCAGCCGCACGTACGAATAGCCAGCGTTGGCCAGCTCCTCGGCGTGCACCTGGATAGCGTACATCTGCGAGGCGCCGGCGGTCGTGGTAAAGCCAGCCGCAGTGCGGGCCGTCATCGCGCCCTGCACGTCGGTCGACGTGATGGACTTCGAATAAAACGGAATTGCAGTCGTGTTGGTCGGGACGATGTCGTCACAGGCCTCGACCGTAATGGTCGAGGTTCCGGTGGCACCAGCGCCCTTGTGGATCAGGAACAGGGCACTGTCGAAGTTGCCGAGCGAAACGATGTCGCTGGTTACCGTGCCGCTGAACGCATCGGCCACTGGATCGAGGCCTTTGACGAAGTGGAGGTCATTCAGAAGTTCGTACGGGATCATATTGGTTCCTCCTTGTTAGGCGCGAGCGTCGACCGTGACAAACGGCGACAGAGTGTTGGAGCCCTTAAACGGGGTAATGGGCTGCTTGACCGACGACTGGCCGTTGACGTCGATGGACCACTTGAACGTCATCTCGTCGTAGATAAACCGCACGTGCATAGACTGCGCAGCGCGTAGACCGCCCTGCGTGATGACGACATATTTCGACAGGTTCGCGAGCACCACGTCGCCCTTGTCGCCGAGCGTTTCGGCCTGCTCGACGGGGATGACCGGGAAGCCGAGGAACGTGCCGTACTGGATGGACCCGGCCACGGAGTTGTTGGGGAGGAACACCGGCTGTTGGCCCACGGTGAGCAGCGGGAACTGGCCGATGGTGTCGGGGTTGCACAGCCACACGATGCGGTCGCCCGGCTCGCGGTAGAGACGCGACAGCATGCTCGTGGCGTTCTCAATCACGAAGGTGTCGGCGGCCTGTCCGGTCTTTTTGGCGACCGATACCATCAGGGCGCCGCCGTAGTTCTGGACGCTGAAGCCGAGCGGTTTGCCGACGCCGTCGCCGCGCCAGATGGCGTCGTCGAGTTTAAACGCGATTTCGGACGCAAAGGCGTTTTCAAACACGGTGGCCATGGCGGGAGCGTTGCGGAGCAGGCGCTCGGTCGCATACGCCAGACACTTCAGCGATTCAAGACGGATCTCGTGACGAGACAGCTTCGGTTTGGTGGCGGTCGGCGCGTCAGCTTCGCCCGTCCAGTAGGCCTGCACGCCGCCCCAGCGAGAGCCGTTGGCGCGGGAGGTCTCGTCGATGTACGGCAGCTCAAGCGAGTCGCTGCCTTCGCCGATCGGAATATTGGTGCAGAGCGGGAAGATCCGCGCCGTTTCGCGGGCCTTGAGCAGGAGCGCCGTCGAGAACTCGGTCCCGATGGCAAAGCCACCGTCAGCCGGAACCGCAGCCGACGCGCCCGAGGCCGTCAGGTTCTGCCCGAACAGTCGCTTATCGATCTGGCCGCCGAGCCCTTGGAAGGCTCCGCGCGGGCTCTGCGCGTAGGCGATAGCCGCAAGCTGCTCGCCGACGGACTCGAACGGGCGGGCCGCTTCGTTGTCGCTCGTCACGCGGGCGGGCTCGCGGGTCACGTTCGCCTTGGCGCGGGCTTCGAGGGCCTCGACCGCGGCGAGTTGCTCGCGGACGGCCTTCAGTTCGGATTCTTTGCTATCGACCGCCTGCAGATGCGCCACCGGATCGGCGGCACCGCTGGAAGCGGCGAGAACCGCGCTGTACTCGGTTTCGAGCGCGGAGACCTGAGAGAGTAGCTCTCGTTTCGTCATCGTTCCCCCTATTTCCCCAATACGCGCCAACGCCGCATCCGCAGCGCCAGTTCATACTGGGCTCTTTGCTGGTCCGCGCTCGGCGCGGCCGTCAAACTCGTCGATAAAATCTTGGCATTCGGGTCAGCCCCGATAGGCACGACCGAAATTTCGTAAGGCTTCCACTTGCGGGCCAGATACTGCTTTACATCCGCACCGGGCTTCGACTCCACCACCAACTCGCCGATCTGAACGCCCATGCTTACGTTGCGAAGGATGCCGTCCTGGATGTCCTGCCAGGTGCCATTGACGTCTTCGCGGTTGCTGAACCGCAGAACGGCCCGGTAGCCGTCGTCTGCGCGGCGGGCGGACTCGACCACGCCGATCACGTACTCGGTTTCGTCGATCTGGTGGCCGTCAAGAACCGGCGCACCGGCAGACAGCGCGGAGAGGTCGGCGGAGTCCATATCGAAGCGCAGCTTCCAGCTTTCGCCCGTGAAGAAGTCGAACCGCTCGACCGTGGCCCCTGAATAAAACAACACCTCGCGGCGCCGCGGGCCTTCGGCCTTCGGCTCTTCGTCGTCGTCCTCCGGCGTCGGCATCGGCGCGAGTAGCTGGCCGGCCAGTTGAAATTTCAGGTCTTCGATCACTGCCTCACCCCCGCTTGGTCCACCGGTATCATCGCGCCCTGCACCAGATACTTTTCGCCGCCGTCGTACGGATTCAGGTTTTCCTTCGCGCGGATCTCGTTCGCGTTCAGGACGCCGATGTTCCGCATGGCCGAGTAGAACGTAGCGCGGCTGGCCGCGTCGCCACGAAGCAACGCGTCCATGTTGAACTCCGCGTAGTAGGTCTCCGCTTCGCGCGGCCCGAACAGCTGCATATTAATCCGCTTCTCGATTCGCGCCAGCCACGGGCGAATCGTATGCGTTGCGAAGTCGATGCCTTGGTGCTCGATGTTGTTGTTGGTACTACGGGTCAGGTCCTGGATCATGTGCGGCGGCACGCGGAAGATGCTGCAGATATCGGCCTTCTGATACTGGCGCAGTTCGAGGAACTGCATATCCCGGTGATTGATCGAGACCGACTTGATCTCCGCGCCCTGCTCAAGAACTCCGATCTTTCCCGCGTTGCGGACGCCGCCGAAGTTGCTCATCAGCCACGTCTGCAGGTTGTTCCGGGCCTCGTTGCTCAACGCTTGCGGCACTGTCAGATACGAGGGCGGCGTGGCGTTGTTGCGAAAGAAATTTGCGCCGTAGCCTTCGGCGTCCTGGGTCATGCCCAGCGCCTGCGCCATATACGACACAGGCGAGTGCCCGACCAGGTTGTCCTCGCCGTCGTAGCCTAGGCCGGGAATGTGCAGGATGTCCGAGGCGGTGTACATCTGGTTGCTGTAGGTGTACACAAGCACGCCCGTCTCCGGGTCGCGCGCAACGCGCATTCCGGTTGGCGACAACGGCACCAGGCGGACGACGTCGCCGCGCATGTTGGTGACGATGCGGGCGTAGAAGTTGCCGTGGAGGCAAAGGCACTTCGCGGCGAGTTCCCAAAACTCAAACGCGCTCATGTCGTCGTTGGGCGCGTCGTGCAGCAGGTAGTACAGCGGGTGGTTCCGGTCAAGTTGCCGCCCGTCAGCCGTGCGCCGGAACACGCCACAAGGCAGGCTGCCGATGGACTCGGCGATCACTCTGACGCAGGCCCAAACGGCGGTGATACGCATGGCCGAGTCGGTAGACACAAACCACTTCGACCCGTTGACCGGCTTAAACCAGAAGTCGCTATCTGGCGGCGGGGTAGCTCCGAGTTTGATCATCAGGCGGCCGAAGGCGTTCATGTTGCGGTAGCACGAAACTTTCGAGTTGTGCTAACAGCGTAGCACGAATTTTGTCAACTGTAGCACGGGTATTTTTTTCGCGGCACTACCAACTGATCGTCATCGGCGTCATGTCCTCGTACACGCTGCGCTCGGCCCGCACGTCCTGAACACAGATGCCGGTCGCCATTACGGCGGCGATGACGAGGTCGTTGCGGCTGGACTCGCGGCGTCGGTCGGAGTGGATCGGCTTGATGTTGCCCGCTGGGTCGGTAGCAACTTCGGTGCAATCGACGCACCACCGGAACAGCGGGTTGCCATCGTGGACGAGGTTGCGCTCGTGGACCAGTGCCTCGAAGCGTTTGGACGCTGGCGACATACTGCCGTAGCCCTGCCCGAACTCAACGACCTTGATCCCGGCGTCCATCAACTGCTGCGCGGTGTCGCGGGCTCCCCATCGGTCGTAGGCTATCGCCTTGATGTTGTAGACCCGCGCCAAGTCCGTGATGTGCGCGACAACGTGCCGCCAATCGACCACATTCCCCGGCGTCAGCCGCACGTGCCCGTCGTCGGCCCACAGATCGTAGCGGACGCCGTCAGAGAGCGATTTGTCGCGGGCGGCCTGCTCGGGGATATAGCCCCAGGCGCGGTAGTACACCTTGCCCTGATACGGCCAGCACAGCGCAAAGGCGGTAAGGTCGCGGACGCTGGCGAGGTCGAGGCCGCCGAAGCACGGCACGCCGGCCAGGTCGGGGAATTCGTCGCGGCAGGCGTCCCAGTCGCGGATCGGAATCCACTGCGAGTTGGCGCTCGTCCACTGGTTCAGGTACAGCCGCCGGAACGTGTTCTGGCGCTCCGGGCGGGCCAGCGCCTGCCGGAATTCCTCCTCGTAGTCGCTGAGTTCATGGAGGTGGCCGAGCGACGGCAACGCCAACGGCCAGAGCGTTTGATCGGTCCAGTCGGCGTCGGCGGGGACTTCGTAAATCAGCGGGAAGTAGCTGTCGTCCTTCACGTCGCCGTCCAGGACGCGCTTGGCGTAGGAATACTCGCGATAGCAGATGGACTCCTGCGACGATCCGGCCGTGGTAATGGTGACCCACAGCGGATTGCGGCGCGACTTGCTGCCGGTGGTGAGCGCGTCGTACAGCTCCTCTTCGGCGCGGCCCCAGGCGTGGAGCTCGTCGAAGACGACTAGGCTGGGATTGTACCCGTGCTTACCTGCGCCGTCTGACGACAGTGCGCGGATGATCGAGCCGGTTTCTTTGTGGCGGATCAGCTTGCGCGATTCGGTGATCTGGACCAACTCGGAAAGCTCGGCGGATCCGCGAATCATGCTCGCCACGGCGTCGAAGCAGATGCTGGCCTGGTCGCGGTCTTTCGCGGCCATGTAGATTTCCTGGTTTGGCTCCGGCGACAGAAAAAACTCGGCGATGACCAGCGCGGCGACGGTTTGGGTTTTTGCCTGCTTTCGACCCATCGAGCAGTACGCCTTCCGGTACACGCGGCGGCCGTCGGCGCGTTTCCAGCCGAGGAGGTTGGCGATCAGCTTGCGCGAGTGCGGGAGGAGCACGAAGGGCTCGGGGCCGCCCGACTTGGTCGACTTGGTCAACGTCAGCGACTCGATGACGGCCTCGGCCATGGTCACCGCGTCGGCGTCGAACCAGATATCAGGCCTTTCGCTTGGCAAGTTCCAGCACCTGCGACAACTTCGACTTTACGGGGGCTTTCGCCACGTCGCGGAGGCCCGCCCTCGACCGTGCGCGTGGCCCCATCAGCAGATGGCCGCGCAACTCGTCCATTTGCCGGGTAATCGCCAGCCAGAGCCGGTCGTCTGTCGCCGAGTCACGGCGGACTGTCGCCGTAGCGAGGTCGGCGTACTGCGAGGAGTCGATCTGGCGAATTGAGACGCCAGCGGCACGGTTCTCGGCGACCAATCGCTCGAAGACTTTCTTCTCCTTGGCGGTCAGGCCGGGCGGCGGGACGATGTCCTCCTGCACATATTCGACGGGCTTGGCGTTCTCAATTCGGGGTTGCGGTCCTCGAAGTCCCATAAGCGTAGCTGATAGTAGGCTACCACAGCGCCAAAACGGCCTGTGAATTTCCTGTGGAAAGCCTGTGGAAAAGTGACTGCCAGTACTAGTGGTTTCCCGAGGGTACCTGTGGAAAAGCTGTGGAAAACTG